AAATCTTATATAAAATTCAACACAAGTAATGCCAAAACGAAAGACAGCAAGCGTATTGGGTGCCTAATATTTGATGAGGTGCACCAATATGAAAATTATAATCAAATAAAAGTTTTTACTTCAGGCTTTGGAAAGAGAAAACATTCCAGAGCCTTTTATATTACCACTCAGGGGAATGTCCGAGAAGGTGTATTGGATGATATGTTGGCAATTGCTGGCGATATTCTTAATGGTACAATTAAGGATTTACGGTGGTTGCCGCTTATATATCGAATTGATGATGAAAAAGAAGCTTTGAATCCTAAAATGTGGCATAAAGCTAACCCTTCTTTGAAATATTTACCGACGCTCAAACTAGAGATGGAGCAAGAATTTGTTGAGATGAAATATATACCTGCCAAAGAAGAAGAATTCTATACAAAGCGCATGAACTGGCCTAAAGGCAATAGGGATCTCCAAGTTACTGAGTGGGATAATATAATTGCAACAAATAAACCATTACCCGATATGACCGGATGGGAATGTACTGTTGGGATTGACTTCGCTTCAATGCGCGATTGGGCGGCAGTAAATTTTCATTTTAGAAAAGGCGATATAAGATATGACTTCGGGCGTTATTGGGTATGTACGCAAAATCCGGAATTGTTCAGAGTAAAAGCACCATGGCAAACTTGGGAAAATTGCGTACCTGTTGATGATGTTGAAATCGACTCGGAATTGTTAACTAATTACATCTTAAAAATGGGACAAAAGTACATCATAAAAAAAATAGCTATAGATAGCTTTAGATACGCATTAATGAAAGACTCTCTTGAAAAAATAGGTTTTGATCCTAAGGAGCGAAAGAATCTATATCTTGTAAGACCATCTGACATCATGAGGATTGTACCTGTCATTGATAGCTGCTTTAATAAGCAGCTTTTTGTATGGGGTGATAATCCTGCACTAAGATGGGCTACAAACAACACAAAAAAAGTGCCTTCAGGAAAGAAACAAGGAACCGATATAGGTAACTTTTATTATGCGAAAATTGAAGCTAAATCTAGAAAGACAGACCCGTTTATGGCCTTGGTTGCAAGCATGGTCATAGAAGAAGAGCTTAGCAGCGTACAAAGTACATTCGATGATTTACCAGTCATTGTGGGATAGAAAGAAGGTGATAAATTGGGCTTGATTAATTGGCTGATGGACAAGCTTAGCGGTAAACCTGTGCCGGTAAACTTCAAAGAGAAAGAGTTTTATGAAGAATATGCATCATTGTATTTTAATACGACTGTGCGTGAAATGGCCTTTTGGAGTGCGGTGAACCTGGTTGCCAGAGCTATAAGCAAATGTGAGTTCAAAACGTATCTCGATGGGGAAGAAAAGAAAGGCCGGGAATATTATCTTTGGAATATCGAACCAAACAAAAATCAGAACTCCAGCCGATTTCTTACTAAGTTGATTTCCAAGCTATATCGAGAGAATGAATGTCTTGTGATTGATCTAAATAGCCAACTGCTTGTTGCAGACAGTTTTATTCGAGAATCATACGCGCTATATGACGATGTTTTTACACAGGTGCAGGTAGGGGATTTAACATTAAACAGGTCTTTTTCGCAATCAGAAGTATTGTATTATCAACTGAATGATGCCGATATCCGCAAACTTGTCAATGGTTTGTACGAAAACTACTCTAAACTAATTGCATATAGTATGAAGGCGTACCAAAAAAGCCGGGGGACAAAAGGTGTATTTAAGTACGAAACATTGCCGGTAACGGGGACGGAAGAAAGACAGTTTTTCGATGATCTTATAAATAACAGAATAAAAACATGGCTGAATAGTGATGCTGCTGCTCTGCCTTTGGGAAAAGGTCAGGACTGGAAAGAGCTCCAGCACAAGACATACAGCAATGAAAGCACACGAGACATCAGGGCACAGATAGACGACATATTCGATTTCACAGCCCGGGCCTTTGGAATTCCGCCGGCATTGCTTCGGGGTGATGTTCAGGACACATCGAAAGCTATAGATCAATTGCTCACATTTTGCATTGATCCGCTTGTGGACATGCTCCAGGAGGAAATAAATCGCAAACGAAACGGATATGAAGGATTCAGCAAAGGCACGTATCTTAAGATTGACACAACAACTATCAAGCATATTGATCTGTTTGATGTTTCAACAGCGATTGACAAGCTTATTGGCAGCGGTGCATTCTGCATTAATGATATACGCAAAGCAGCAGGGCTTGAAATTATTGACGAGGATTGGGCATGGCAGCATTGGATAACGAAGAACTACAGCACAATGGAGGAGGCATTAAGAGTCCTCGGAGGAGGTGAGAACGGGTGAAGAATTCAAATAAGAAAAACGTGTATTATTCGCTTGTAGTCAACGGCAGGGAAGCTGACATTTATATCTTTGGCTACATCGTTGAAGACTGGGAAAAGGAACTTTGGGGATTTGAAAGCGATGTATCCAGCCTGACGTTGGTCAACGAAGTAAAAGACCTTGACGTTGATGTGATAAATGTTCACATTAACAGTTACGGTGGTATTGTTTCGGAGGGGCTTGCAATTTATAACACACTGAAAAACCACAAGGCAAAAGTCCGGACAATCGTGGACGGTTTTGCTGCTTCTGCTGCCAGCGTAATATTTATGGCCGGGGAAGAACGCCTGATGAATGATGCATCCCTGATGATGATACACCAGGCATGGACAAGAGCAGTAGGCAACGCTGATGATTTTAGAAAACTTGCTGACGATCTCGACAAAATCACACAGGGAAGCATAGAGGCGTACAAATTGCGCGTAAACATCTCGGAAGAAAAAATCTGGGAGCTGATTAAGGCAGAAACATGGATTTTGCCGAGTGAAGCCCTTGAATGGGGATTTGCAACAGAAATTATTACACCGGCCGAAACAAACCAAGCGGCCGCCAGCGCTGGGAAGGCACTCATAAATTTGGTTAAAAATTACCGAAATGCCATTGCAGCATCAGGGGGTATTGTTTTCCCAAAAGACAAACTCAATGAAATACTTGAGGAAATAAGAGCTCTCAAAGCAAGTCATTCAACACAAAATACACAGCCTGCGTCGATTCAGGAACCTAACCCAGAACCTGATTCACAACCTGCACCGGAACCTGAACCGGAGCCAGAGCCGGCTCCACAAGAAAACAAATTAATTAATTTTATGGCGGCATTGTTCCGCTAAATTCATGAAAAGGAGAGGAGAAATCTATGAAAAATTTAGATGTATTTCAGCAGAAAAAAGCTGAAATTCAAAACAAAATGGTAGAAGCTATCAAAAACGATGACACACAGGCTTTTTCGGAGGCTTTTGAGGAATTTACCAATATTCTTCAAGAAGCGGTAATGGCAGAAGCGCAAGGTCTTGTGCAGGCTGCGGATAATCAGATACTTGCAGGCCGTGGTGTGAGGGTACTGACTTCAGAAGAAAGGAAATATTATGAAAGAGTAATTGATGCAATGAAGTCAAACAATCCTAAACAAGCTTTGAGTGGGTTTGATGATGTTCTGCCTAAGACAGTCATTAATGAGATATTTGAAGACATTACAGAAAATCATCCTCTGCTTGAAGCTATTAATTTCCAGAACGCAGAAGCATTGGTTGAATATCTGTACTCAACAATGGATGGTAGATTCAAAGCAACTTGGGGCAAGCTTTGCAGCTCGATCACTGAGGAACTGAGTTCTACATTCCATAAGCTCAATTTCGGTCAGAATAAGCTGTCTGCATTTATCCCTGTATGCAAGGCTATGCTCGACCTCGGTCCAGAATGGCTTGACAGATATGTAAGAGCTATTTTGTATGAGGCTATTGCTAATGGTCTTGAGGATGGAATTCTCAATGGACGTGGTGAAACCCCTAATGGCGGTACACCTTTCTACGAGCCAATTGGTATGATTCGTGACTTGACCAACTACAATGTCAACAATGGTTATGCTGCAAAAGCTACTGTGCCTGTAAGTGATTTTGGTCCTGGTAGCTATGGCGGATTGATTGCCCAATTGGCAGTAGGGCCAAACGGACTTAACAGGACCGTCGGCGAAGTATTGCTTGTTTGCAATCCTGTTGACTATTACACCAAGATTATGCCTGCTATCATGTTCCAGCAGCCTGACGGTACATGGGTAAGCAGATTCCCATATCCGACAAGGATTGTGCAGTCTGCTTATGTTGCTAGTGGAAAGGCAGTGCTTGGTATTGCTAGAAGATACCTTGCTGTACTCGGGACCGGCAGAGATGGCAGAATCGAATATAGTGATGAATATGCCTTCCTTGAGGATGAAAGAACATATTTAATTAAGTTGTATGGTACTGGTCGTCCGCTGGATAACACCAGCTTCCTGTATCTCGACATCTCCGGACTGAAGCCTTTCTATCCTGTTGTCAGGGTAGAAAGCTACTTCGATGCGAGGATCGAGGAAGTCACGATTGATGACGAACTTAAAAACACAATCGATATCGGCTTCAACGAAAATATCCACTTCTACGCTACCGCTGTAGAGGATGATTCGAGCGCTGGCGACAACGACACGCTGACTATGACGGTCACACCGAAGGATAGCAACGCGACTGTCGTCGTAAAGAAGGGTTCCAGCACGATTTCACCGAGTGATGGAGAATATACCATTACCTTGGCCGCTGGTTTGAACGTTATTACCGCAACCTCGACTGTTGGCGACAACGTTGAAACATATATCATCGTTGTTACCTACACGCCGATTGCCGCTGGGTGATGTCTTATGAAGGTAAAAGTGATTAAGCCATTCAAAGACGGGCGTACAAAGGCAATTTATCAGGCTGGTCAGATAATCGAAGTAACCAAAGAGCGGTTTGAGGAACTTACCTCATCCGCTCTTGGTCCCTTTGTGGAAGCGATGGAACAGGATAGGAAGGAAGCAAAAGCCGAGAAGAAGCCTGAAAGCAAAACAGTTCCGAAGACAACCAAAAAGGCCAAAAAGTAGGTGATTTTTATGAGCCTACCAGCAGGCTTACTTGATGATGTTAAAAATTATCTTAATATAACATGGGATGATCCTGAGGAAGATATAAAAATCATGGGATTTATTGCCCGTGGCATGAAATATCTGAATAAGGTTGCCGGTGCAGAGTTGGATTATATGGAAGAGGATAAACCCCGGGAGCTGCTTTTTGATTATTGCCGATATGCGCGCTCCAACGCCCTGGATGAATTCCAAATCAATTACCAGCATGAGCTGTTATCGTTGCAAATTGAGTATGAGGTGAAGGCTTATGCCCAGAAACAAGCAGATAACCCAGACGTATAATGATGGGATGTGCCGGATTTGTGAAGTTACAAACATTGCTGAACCCGGAGAAATGCCAGAGGATGGTCTAAAAGAAAAAGTGAAG